CAGCGTTCCCCTCTTCGTCTGATACGGAGGATAAGGGTGCGGGTCTGGACAAGGACAACCTCCTCAAAGGTGCCAACAAGGAACTCGGTGCGAAATCCCTGGAGCAGCGGAAACGGGCAACGGCACGTCGCCGTCGTCTTGAACGTCTGCGTCAGAGCAGAAAGAACGTGTGATGAAAAACCGAAGCGTCATCGAGGAGCTGAGTCGGCAATGTGGGGAGATTCTCCGTGAGCAGGATGAGGAAGAGCTGAGCGAGGAGCAGATCGATCAGGAGTATGCTCAAGAGCTTCTCGATCAGTTGGAATACTACCAGTCTGAGCTTAACGATTTGATGGGTAACATTCGTGAGGATTCTAACCTAATCGGAAAAGGCTATCCGAATTGGGTAGGAACTCGCTACGAACCAAGTCAGTTTCCGAGAAACCCAGGATCAAATCTGTTTGCGCTCTGGGACAACCTCTCAAGTGTGATGGGACAACTCGAACAATCGATCGAGTATGTGAGGAAGTTTGTATGAGACTCTCTGACCGGATGATCGAGGCGGTCCTTCGAGGACGGACTCCGCAGAGTGTGGTTGAGCTAGCGCAGACTCGGGTGGTATCGAAACGTGGTGCGAAAGAGACAACCTTTCTTCCTGATGTAACAACCGTAGGTGGAGTTACAACTGTTTCCGCAGACGGTGTTCAACTACTGAAGTTCGATGACACGAAGATTATTTTGAGCCTCTCTCCGAAAATTTGGGGTGGTCCTGATCCGTTTTCATTCGGGGGTGGAGCTTCACATCTGGTGAATGCAATCGCTGACGAATACAATCTTGATTTTGAGGTTGGTCATCTTCCAGACAAAGTGTATATTTCATTTCCTGTTTGGCGTGGAAGAGGTTTGGAACCAACTAGCAAGGGATTTCGATTCGGCGGTTTTGTGAAGTTGGATCGGGAGAGTAAAGAGATTATGCCCCTCTCAACTTTTCGGAAGACTGTAGAATTCGTCCAGCATCAAACCGCTCTGGACAAGTTCAACAAAGAGAACCCGGACCCTGCGAAATCGCGGACCATGAAGAAGGCGCACCGTGACCATAAATCGAACTACGATAAGGGACAACGTCAGGGCAAGTGGAGCGCGGATCGTAAACGTGCTACACGGGAACTTGCTCGGCACAACGAGCGTCCCCGAACCCCCAGTACGTGGTAATCCAAAACACGATGAGCTGATCTTCGTCAAGCTCAGAGAGAAACCGTTCTTCCATTATTGGGAGGACGGACAGAACATGCACATCGAACGATCTCTGGGTGAGTTCAGCTGGCAGCGTGGGGACGAAGATTTTATCATCAACGTGGAGCAGCTGCGAGCTGACATCTACCCGATTCTGGATTTGCCTCAGTTCAAGACTCCACGTTCCGACCACACATTCATTCGTGTCGAGCACTTCATTGATCGTTTGCTGAATTTCAAAGTGCTCGGTATCAATCTGGCAACTGGAGAAATCCAGACCGAAAATCATTGAGGAACGAAACAATGCGTCAACCTCTGGTCGAAACGAAGGTGTTCGAGTATAAGGTTCTCGAACGCCAGAAAGCGAATCTCCCCGAAGGTGTCCTGTTACGGATGGGTGGTCTCGGGCAGAGAATCGACGAAGAGAATCAGAATGGACGAGTCTACTCCGAGAGTCTCTGGGACAAGGTGCTCAGTGAAGAGAAGTTCTGGGACCGTGTCAAGACTCGTGAGATGCTTGGTGAGGCCGATCACCCTGAAGATGGTAAAACCTCGATCCCCAGAGTCAGTCATCTTGTGACGACTGTTGAACGTCGTGGCACAGAAATCTGGGTCGAGTTTGAAGTTTTGAATACCCCGACAGGACAGATCGTGGAAACACTGGTCAATGCCGGGGCGCGAATCGGTATCTCGTCTCGCGGCACAGGTAGTGTCGTTGAGCGCGAGGGAAGAACCTATGTGGATGAGAGCGACTTCGAGTTGGAGACCTGGGACATCGTTACGAATCCCTCGACTCGCGGGGCGTATCCACAGCGGCTCGAATCGGTTCGAGAGGACAATGCTAAACTTGTCCTCAGTGCAGCGGAGCGGCTTTGCGACTCTGAAACCTCACTTGATAGATTGCGTGAGGTAAAAGGAATTGTAGCCGACCTTACCACAGAGCAACACGCTCCTCAGCGTCAGATGTTGCTCGAAACAATTGAATCCAAGTTGATTGAGAACACACTAAAGGAGACCGACATGGCGGGACTGAACGAGCCCAATGCCTTGAAGGAAGCTGTCTCCGTCGTGAATGATCTCGCCGAAGCCAAGAGCCGTGATCGCGTCGAAGCTGCTGAGAAGAAAATCAGCGAGAAGGACGCGCAGATTGCGGACATGGCGAAGGAAATGAAACGACTGCAAGAGCAGAGCCGCAGGCTCCGTCGCAGAGGCGTTTCCGAGCAGGACGACGAAGAGGAATTCCCCGATGCAGAAATCGTAGACTCCCCGCAAACGCTGGAAGTCGATGGCATCGTGACCATCATCCCGAACGCGGACCTGGAGTCTGAGCTGGATGATGAGGAACTAGAGATGCCCGAAGAGCGTCGGCGTATCCGGAGAAAGGCAATGGAACGGAAACGAGCGCAGGCTCGGCGTAAGCAGCTGGAACGGCGCATGGCCGAGAAAAAGAAGTGCAAGGACAAGGACAAGGACAAGAAACGGGGGAAGAAACTCCCGATGGAGAGTCGGCGTATCCGGCGTCCCGTGCGTAGCGAAGGTACTCAGCGACAGCTGCTCGCCGCGAAACGGGTGATCGAACGGCAGGCGAAGGAGTTGGTGGCTGCGAAACGGATCATCGAGCAGTTTGCGAAAACCTCGGTGTCCAAGCGTCAGTACGAGAAGGCGCGTCAAGCCGTGGCGAAGACGCTCCAGCAGCGGCAGCACGAGGCGATCAAACAGTATGTCTTCGGTCGCATTCGTGAGTTCAGCAAACCGGACCAGAAGCGACTGCTCCAAGCGGTTGGCAAGGTTCGCAGTTTGCCCGAAGCGAAGCAGCGGCTCGAAGGTATCCTCGGCGTGGTTTCTTCGCGGAAGACTGGCAAGAAACGGCGTGTGACTGAGCGGGAGCCTCTCCCCGGACAGCGCGGTACGCAGCTCACAGAGCGAGCGAAACCGGCTTTGACCCAATCCTCGTCCCTGGTCAGGGATATTGTGGAGCGGGTCAACAAGTAAGACAAATCGTTGTGGTTTGTCGAACCGAAAACAAACTCCCTGAACAAAACAGGAGAAAGTAACCATGATGGGTAAACAGCAAATTGCTCAGCTCCAGAAAGAGCAGCTCTTCGAGCACGGTCTCTCCCTGGCGCGGAAAGCTCCGTACAAGGATTTCAAACTGTACGAGGGCGTCGATTCCCGTGGCCGTCGTGAGAGTGTGACGTTCGCTCAGCTGCATGAGGGTCTGGAGCGGACCCCCGACTGGGTCGTGGCGCAGACCATGATCATGTGTGAGAACCTGCACAACTACATGGGCACGATGAACGAGACCGTTCGCGCCCTGAACTTTGGCAAGTTCCAGAAATACGCTTTTCCGCTCGTCCGTGCGGTGTGGCCGAACCTGATCGCTCACGAGCTGGTCAGCGTTCAGCCGATGCAGGGTCCGACCGGACTGGTGTTCTACATGAAGTTCATCTACGGTCTGTCGAAGGGCAACGTGGTTGCCGGTCAAGACGTGATCGAGAATCCGAACTACGAATACAGCTCGGAAAACGTGACTGGCGAAATCGTCGGTGCTGCGGGTGCTGCGAATCAGACGGGTCGGGTGATGTTCTACCCGGTGCGACCCGGTACGTTCCGTGCGACGGATGGAACCCAGATCGTAACTGACGATGGTAACGGTGCGATCATTGGTGACATCGGTGTGGGTACGAACACGATCGACTATCGGACCGGCGCGTTTGACTTTGACTTCACTGCTGCTCCGACCGTTCAGCCGACTGCGAATTACGTCTACCGGATGGAAGCGAACGACAATCTGCCCGAACTCGAACTGACGATTGAATCGTCTACCGTTGAGCCTCGGGAGTCGAAACTCCGTGCGCAGTGGAGCGTGGAAGCCAGTCATGACTTGATGGTCGTCTACGGTGAAGACCTCGAAACCCAGCTGGTAGGTGCTCTCGGTCAGGAATTGAAGTTCGAGATCGACCGGCGCATCATCCAGCGTCTACGGCAGATCGCTCGGGCGACCGAGGTTGCGGCCCCCGGCATTGTCGGTGGTCAGCGTGTGTGGCCCGGTAAACCCCCCAGTGGCGTCGATTTCCCGACTCACAAGCTGACCCTGCTTGACTACGTGATGATTCCGTCTTCGAATGACATCCTGAAGGCGACCCAGCGCGGTCGTGGACAGTGGGCTGTCATCGGTATCGACGTGGCGAACATCATCGAGTCCCTGCCCGGATTCGAATCGTACAATACGAAGATCGAAGGTCGTGGCGTATGGAAGCTCGGCAAACTGAACAACAGGTGGGACATCTTCCTCGATACCTACAATGAGGCTGATGGGACCAGCATCGACGAGCAGCTGTTGATCGGCTACAACGGAACACAGATGTTCGACACGGGCTTCGTGTTCGCGCCCTATGTACCGTTCTACACTACGCCGACCATTCACTCGCCGAACGCTGAGTTCGTGATGAAAAAGGGTATCGCGTCCCGTTACGCGATGAAGGAAATCGATTCGCGGTTCTATGCGAACGCTCGGATCGATCGCACTTTGACCCCCTAACCGGTAACGGTTAGGATGATCAACGCCTAAACTTCCGGCGACAGGCGTTTGATCGGGGAGGGAGCGCCCTCCAGCTCCCTCCCCATTTAATCTTGAGAGGAACACATGACAACGATCAGCAGACATCTCATCGTTTCCGATCTCCCAGCGATTGCTCGCAGGCGTCTGGGCACGAGCTCGATTGTGGTTGAGATTGACGATGAGGACTTCTACGGCACGAACGGTGATGCCACCGATCTCAAGGGAGATGGGATCATTGCCGAAGCTCTCCGGTGGCTCTCCCGGTATCGGCCCAGGTACGGGCTGACAGTGATCACACTGATTCCCGGAGTGCAGCAATACATTTTGGATAATGACGTACCCGGTAAAGAGTGGGGATTTGGAGTCGTTAATCTGTTTTATCCGACAAGTCAATTGGCAGGTCTTTCAGCTGGAATGCTGACTCCGCAGGAGTTCATCGCTGCGTATGGTATTCCAACCACTTTGAATCTATCCGATCTCTATCTCTCGTTGGCCTACTTCGAACAGCTAAAAAGAATGCTGGGCTCCGAGGTTGAATGGGATTTCGATGAGTATACCCCAGGAGGAGAGCAGGGAACTTTTTGGATTTCTCCTACGCCGGGAACATCTGCAACAGATACGGTTGTTATTCAGTATCAGGATGTGCTCGATGTTGAGCAGATTGGCTTCGAGGACCAACCGCATTTTCTTGATTTCCTCGTGGCTCGAACAAAGTATGTGGTGGGGGAGAAACGTGAGAAGTACAACATCATTCCGGGGGAGCAGGAAGGTCAGACATTGAACGGACCCGAGTTGAAAGCAGAGGCACAGGCTGAGATAGAGCGACTGGAGTTCAAACTCGTGGAATTCTATGGGGACTTCATCCCTCCGATTATGGGGTAATTAAAGAAAACGAGGATTTTTTTATTAACAAGTTGGGTTAATAAAAATATCTTAATAACGTACTTCCTATAATCACTACGGTAGTAACGGAGGAGCTCCGATAGTATGACGTATCCTGATCTCCATTTCCAAACGGCGAAAGACCTCGCGTTCATCAAGGCGCGTGATCTCGAACGGTACGGCTACCAGCAGCAGAGGCATCGGATATTCTTCCTTCAGCCAGAGGATTTGATTCCGGTGCCTGATCCCGTTTCTCCGGAGGATCATGCCAGAGTGAACATCTGGGGTGAACCGGATGAGGATACTTCAACATCGAGAGGACCGACGACGGCGCTCTACAGCAGTCCGACGACGATGCCCGTGCATACCGCAATGGGTGAAGAGACCAGGGATGCAGATCGCTTCGGACTGGATCGAGAGATCGATCTGGTTGTGGTGTTCTCTATTGCTGTGTTGGAAGACCTGGAGATCGATTATCGGAATCCATTGCAGGGTCCGAAGATCGGAGATCGCTTCGATTTTCTGGCGGATGGAGTTCGAGTAAATCAGTACGAACTGCTGACAGCGATTGAAAGGGATTACTGGGGCAACACCCAGGTTCCTCTGCATCTGAT